AAAGAAATTATATCAATTATTTATAAAAGAGTATAAAGGTAAAGCAAGGCAAAAATATGCTGAGTGTTATCATTTACTAAAACTAAGAACAGATTAATGGATGAAATAGAAGACTGGAGTATAAGTACTGATAAGATATTAGTACCATTTACATACTATCCTGGAAAAGATTTAAGTGCGATAGAAATATCTAAAAAGATAATGAGACTTTCAGGACTAAACATATTTGAAAACACAAGGAAAAGAGAATATATAGAAATGAGAGCTTTGCTTTGTTATCTAATGAGAGACAAGCTTTCAATGACATTAGAAAAGATTACAAAATTCTTTGTTTCTCAAGGCAAAACAATGCACCACGCAACTTGTCTTTATTTGATAAAGAATTATCCTATTTATAAGAGTAATAATAATCTACTTGAAAAATTTGAGAAAACTTTTATCTTTAGTTCTAAGATACCTTACGATGACATTGATAAGGTAAACTACTTAGAAAACAAATATATAGACCTCGAGAAAAAATACATAGAATTAAGAGATAAATTAAAAAATCCCTTAGTGAAATTGGTTGTAGATGTTGAAGATGAAAACTTAGTTGATTTTATTGAAAGAGTAAAACTGATAAAAAGTAGTTACACTTGGAAAAATAACACTAAATAATACGTTATATAATTATGATACAGAAAGTTAAAATAGATTCGATATTTGAAAACCCTGATAATCCAAGAACAATAAACAAAGTAAAATTTAAAAAGCTTGTTAAAAGTGTCAGGGAATTTCCTGAGATGTTAAAGCTTCGACCTATTGTTGTAAATAAAGAAATGGGAATACTTGGGGGTAATATGAGATTCAAGGCTTGTCAAGAACTTAAACTAAAAGAAGTCTATATAATACAAGCTACTGATTTAACCGATAGTCAAGTAGAACAATTCATAATAAAAGACAATGTAGGTTATGGCGATTGGGAATGGGATATGTTAGCCAATTCTTGGGATATTGATAAACTAGAAGACTGGGGTGTGAATGTACCTACAATTAAAAACACAGAGTTGTTGTCAGGTCTTGAATACAAACCTATGTATTATGAGCCAACAAAAGAACCAAACATTAATTTAGAAGATTGTTTAGATTTAACTAAATACAATGAAAAAATAAAAGCCTTAGATGAGTATGACTTAACTAAAGAGCAAAAGGAAATATTAAAGATGTTTGCATATAGGTTTATAAAAATAGACTTTGAGAGTGTAGCCAATTACCATTCTTTTAATGCAAATGAAGAAGAGCAAAAAGCTATTGAAAGATTAAGATTAGTATTGACTGATAGTGGTGCAAATGGTTTTATAGAAGATGACCTTTTAAGATTATTAGGATTCACAGATAAAGACTTTTTTTAATGATAGATATATTTATACCGAGTTATCATAGAGCAGACAATATAAAGACAGCTAAATACTTTATTAAAAAAGGGTATGAGCCAAAGAACATTCACGTATTTATCGATGATGAGGCTGATGATGCTGAAGACTATGAAATTGAAACAGCAAAGCTTGAATGTAATCTTCATACATTCTCAATGGAAGAAGCACGAGAAAGATACGACTTTGTGCATAGACCAAGTAAGATGAGAAGAGCAGCAGGGATGTCAAGAAATATGTTTTATGACATTGCAAAGAGTTTAGATATTGATTTCTATTTAGTGATAGATGACGATACGAGACAATATGAAATAAAACCCTATGGCATATATACAAGGGGAGCTGTTTTAGAAGACTTTACAATGGTCTTTGAAGGTATGAAGGAGTTTATGAAGAAAAGGAAAATAGGGGTCTTTGGATTGAGTCAGACAGGGGATATGTTTACAGTACCTGATAAAAAGATTCTAAGAAACAAAGTAATGAATACCACATTCATAAATACAGATTATATATATAGAGGGGAGAAAGCTATTCAAGATAATGATACAAGCCAATTTGTACATATAATGAATGAAGGCTTTTTTACTGGTAGTCTTGGAACTGGGTTAGCATTAAACCCTGAAAGCTCTGCAAGTCAAAAGGGTGGACTTACTGACTTGTATAAAGAAAATAAGCTATTAAATAAATCTCTAATAATACCAATACAATTTCCGAGTCTTTGTTATGCAGAGAAACAAATTAAAAATGGTGGGCGATTACACCATCACATTAAAAACAAAAACCTATCCCCTAGAATAATAAAAGGGAAAAGAGATAATATTGCGTGGGACACTTATAAAGAAGATACCCCATTCACAAACGAACCAAAAAGAAAGAAATGACCGACAAATCCGACACTATAAAAAAGAAACTAATACAAGCCTTAGAAAAGTCTTTAGGGGTTGTTACAACAGCCTGTAAGAACGTAGGAGTGCATCGTTCTACATATTACGATTATTATAATAATGACAGTAAATTTAAAGATGAGGTGGATGACATTTTAAATGTAGCTATTGATTTTGCTGAAAGCCATTTACACGAACAAATACAAGGTGGCAATACCTCAGCAACTATATTCTATTTAAAAACAAAAGCCAAGCATCGAGGATATGTAGAAAGACAAGAAATTACAGGAGCAGAAGGAATGCCAACTAACTTTCAAATAGAAATCATTGGGCGAACTAAAGATAAAGACTAATGTAGTCTATGAACATTTATTAGATAATGACAAGAAAATTATAGTTGAGCAGGGTGGTACAAGGTCAGGCAAAACATATAATATACTGTTNTGGATTATATTTGAATATTGTACCAAAAACAATAACAAGGTAATCACAGTTTGTCGTAAGTCATTTCCAAGTTTNAGGGCAACAGTTCTNAGAGACTTTATAGGNATATTGCAAACTCATAATGTGTATTCAGAGAAGTTTCATAATAAGTCAAACTCNGAGTATTATCTATTTGGAAACCTTGTTGAGTTTATATCACTTGACCAACCCCAAAAGATTAGAGGNCGTAAAAGGGATTTATTATTTATCAATGAGGGTAATGAATTATTCTTTGAAGATTGGCAACAGCTAGTTTTTAGAACACAGGAAAGGATAGTTCTTGATTTTAACCCATCNGATGAATACCATTGGATTTATGATAAAGTGTTAACGAGGGATGACTGTGCTTTTTTTAAAACAACTTACTTAGACAACCCTTTTGTTGAGGACTCGATTAGAGAAGAGATAGAAAGGTTAAGAGATACAGATGACCAGTATTGGCAAATCTATGGACTAGGAGAAAGGGCAGCAAGTAAAAGCACAATCTTTAAATATAGTGAGGTCAATATAATTCCAGAAGATGCCACTCTAATAGCTTACGGAATGGATTTTGGTTATACCAACGACCCAAGTACATTAGTGTCTGTTTACACGCAAGGTCATAACCTATATGTCAAGGAACATCTTTATAGAACACAAATGACCACTTCCGATATTAGTAAATTCTTAAAAGAAGAGAAGCTTTTACCAAATCCAATATATGCCGATAGTGCCGAGCCAAGACTTATAAATGAATTGAGAAGAATGGGACATAATATATTCCCAAGCATCAAGGGAAAAGACTCTGTTAATGCAGGGATTGATTTATTGAAAAGATATAATATTCATATACTATCAAACTCAACCAATGCCATTAGTGAATTTAGAAACTATAAATGGAAGGAAGACAAAGCAGGGATGTTGACTAATAGTCCTGAAGACAAGAACAATCACATTATTGACCCTTGTCGTTATGCGACATATTCTATATTGTCAAGACCTAACTTTGGAAAATACACACTTCATTAAGCGTAAGAATTACACCTGTTATTTAAAGGAGTGTAAATACTATAATTAAAAAAAGTTATTAAAAGTTTTGTTAATAACTAAATAAGTTATATATTTGGGTATTGGTAATAAAGCCAATATTTAAAAACAAGACAAAAATGGAAATTAAAACACTAAAAGATTTGAAGAACTGGATAACAGAAGCAGAGGAAAAATTTGGAACAGATAACGCTAATTTAAATTTATTTGTTAAAGATAGTTTCAGAACATCTGGAATTACAACAAAAATTTATAAAGATGAAATGTCTTATAATAGAGATTCAAACTCTCTTAATATGAATATTTATTTATATGGATATGAGGATGAAAGAACTAAAATAACTATAAGAAAATAATTAACAAGGGGTGTAAAAACCCCTATTAACTTAAAACAATAGACAAGATGAGAAGACTAGAAAAGTACAAGCAAAATTTATCCATACAAGGAAACCAAGTATGGAGCTACACAACACACGTAGCCACAATAGAAGGTAATGATTTAATCCAATTAGGTTATTGGTCACAAACTACTCAAAAGCATATTAACTATGTAGCAGATGCTTTAGACTTAATACTATAAAATAATGGCATATATTAAACAACCCACCTTATTCACATTCTCAAGTCAAGACTTAGAGAGTATGACAATGGCACAGTTAGAAACAAGTATAGCTAAATGTTACATAATCCTAAAAGAATTAAAAAAGGAAGCAAAAACAAAGGCTAAAATTTGAAAGAGAGTTAGAACAATTTAAAGAATTTATATAATGGAAAAATTAAGCAAAGCAGCCAAATTAGGCAGGAAATTTAAAAGACTAGAAACAGTTATGTTGATAGTAATACCTAGTTACTTCATTGGAAGAGTTCTAATGAGTTTAATCTTTAATATATAAGTTATGAGTTGGGATGACTATTTAAACCCACACGAGCAACCTGAGTATAGTTGTTCGCATTGTGAAAAGCCAATGTATTCAGACAAAGGATATTGCAGTAATGGATGCTTTGAAGCAGATATGATGTAAGGATAACTTGGGAGAGCTTACATCTAATAAGGGTGGTCAGAAATGGCTACCTTTTTTTTTATTATTTTTGCTGTATAAAATACCTAATTAAATACGTTATATATATATGAAACTCAACATTACAATACCGACTTCATTAGAAGACATTACATTAAGACAGTACAAGAAGTTTTTAAAGCTTCAAGAAAAAGTCACAGATGAAAGACTTTTGAATGCGAAAATGATAGAAATTTTTTGTGGTATTAAGTTCGAACAAGTTATGCTTTTGAAATTAAGTGATTCTCAAGAAATAATTGACTTGTTGTTAAAAATCTTTGAATCAAAACCTAGTCTAGTTTCTAAGTTTAAATTAAATGGAATTGAATATGGATTTCATCCTGAGCTTGATGACTTGACTTTAGGAGAATATATCGACCTTGACACTTTTATAGGCGATTGGGATAATATGGAAAAAGCTATGAATGTACTATATAGACCTGTCCTAGTTAAGATGAAAGACAAATATAGTATTGATTCATATGTATTAGAAAATGATGTTTTTTTATTGGATATGCCAATGGATGCAGTTATGTCGTCAATTTTTTTTTTGTGGAATTTAGGTCTGGACTTGTCAACAATTATGACGAACTCTTTGGACAACAAGGAAAGCCAAGTCTTGACTCAGTATCTCAATTCTCAACGAAATGGGGTTGGTATCAATCACTTTATGGACTCGCTCAAGGAGACATTACACGAATTGAAAATATCACTAAATTAAAGATGCACGAGTGTTTTATGATGTTGTCATTTATGAAAGATAAAAACGAGATAGAAGCAAAACAAATAAAAAAGAAATTCAAATAATGGCAAATCAAGGCGTAAGAGGTTTTTATCAATTAACCCAAACTATAAAGATGAGTTACTTCAAGACAAGAACATAAACACAGTAACGACAGGAGACATTACTGATGTGAATTTAAACAAGCAGGACATATTCCCATTGGGTCACATAATCATAAACAATGTTATAGACCAAGAAAATGTACTGAGTTTTAATATAAGTATTTTGGCTTGTGATATTGTAAACCAATCAAAGGAACTTACAGTTGATAGATTTACAGGAAACAATGATGTACAGGACATTCTAAACACTCAACTAGCAGTTTTAAATAGGTTAGTCCAAAGATTAAGAAAAGGGAATCTGTATAGTGATATGTACCAATTAGAAGGTAGTCCAAGTTTAACTCCGTTCTATGATAGATTTGAAAACCAATTAGCAGGATGGACAGCCACTATGGACATTTTAATTTATAATGATATATACATCTGCTAATGGACTCTAAAAATTTAAAAGAAGTTTTAGATAAGTATGGAAAATATGTTGTCCAACAAGCTAAAAGCAACCTTACAAAAGACAAAGATAAGTATGGGGGAAATAAAGGTGGTGGAGCATTATATAATTCTATTGAATATAAGTTAGATAGAGAGCCCAGTTTCTTTTTATTAGATTTCCTAATGGAAGATTACGCACCTTTTGTAGACAAAGGAGTAAGGGGTAAAACCTCAACATATCCTGAAACAGCATCAGCAATGTCTAAATTTCAGTATGGAAGTGGGACAGGAAAAAAGGGTGGATTGACTAATGCAATTTATAATCCTTCTACAAAAACAGGATGGTTGAAAAAAAAGAAATTTCAATGGAAGGATAAAAAGACAGGTAAATTTATGTCATATGAATCTATGGGTTTTTTAATTGCTCGAAGTATATACAACAAAGGTTTAAAGGCAAACCTGTTTTTTACAAAGCCTTTTGAAAAAGGATTAGAAAGACTAGGCGATGATTTATTTGAAGCGTTCACTTTGGATATTGAGAACGCAATAATACTAGGACAAAAAAAATAAACTATGGCAAATATAGCGTTAAGAAACCCACAATATAGATTCATTACTGTAGGCACAGGTGTGTTATCTACTAGATGTAAAATTATTATTGAGGGCAATTTAAGATATGAAATAATAAAAAATAACCCAAGCCCACTTACAGGCTCAAACTTTGAGATAGCAGAACTAGCTAGGGATTATTTAGACATAACTTGGTCTTATAATTCAACACCTCAATCGGTTACTATTGTAACAACCTTAGAAAATTTTTCAGGGTTAAACGCAACTGGTTCTGTAGTGGGTAGCGCTCAAATTTATACTGATGAGGGCTTTGAGGCTTTTGGATATTATGAAGAGGGTTCAAACCCATCTATTCCTTTTACATCAGGTGCGCAGTTTTTAATAGCCCCGAATGTAATGCCAAATCAATCTAGATGGCAAATATATGTTCCTGAACTTGCTACTGGATATGTTAGCTATATAAACTCATCAGGTACTTCTGTTGTTTCTGTAGCCTATAATTCAACAGCTCAATCGGTAAGCAGTCAAAGTAATACCTGTATAATAAATAGAATATCCTGCACAAAATACGACCCGATAAAGGTTATGTTTATTAATCGATATGGTGTACAACAAGATTTATGGTTTTTCTTAAAAGAGTCAAAATCAGTAACAAGGTCAAACGAAAGCTATCAATCAAACACGCTACAAACTCCTGAAGATGAATTTGCTCAATATGATGTTCAAGATGCACCTAGAAAGTTATTTAATACACAAGCAAAACAAAGAAGAGCATTAAGCTCAGGTTATTATCCTGAAGCTGCAAATGGTTATTTTGAGGAGTTATTATTAAGTGAATATGTTTGGATAAGAGCGTTAAGAAATGGATATAGTAATTCGTTTAGAACAATTCCAGTAGTTGTAAAAACTTCAAGTATGACTTACAAAACCAAACTAAATGATAGGTTAATTGAATATACAATAGAATTTGAAGATGCGTTTGATTACATAAATAACATACGATAACATAGAAATAACATAAATGCAAGAATTACAGCTATATATTGAAGGGCAAAGAATAGAGTTATTTAAAGATGAGTCCGTATCACTTACTCAGACCATTCAGAATGTTCAAGATGTTTCAAAGATATTTACATCATTCACTAAGACGTTTTCTGTACCTGCTAGTAAAAACAATAATAAGATTTTCGAGCATTATTACAATTACGATATTGTAGATGGATTTGATGCAAGGATAAAAAAAGCAGGAAATATTGAATTAAACTTTATACCCTACAAGACTGGTAGGATAAAGCTTGAAGGGGTTTCATTAAAAAACAACTTAGCTCATACATATAGAATAACTTTCTTTGGAAATACAGTTGAGCTACCTGATATTTTAGGAGATGACAAACTAGGGTCATTACCTTTTTCTAGTGGAGATTATACAAAGACATATAACTGGCCGACAATAAGAGCTTTCTTAACAAGTCAACAAGGTAATGGAAAATTAATTGTGCCTTTAATTACGCATACTCAAAGGCTGTTTTATAACTCAACCACTCCAAACTATGATAATGTTTATTATAGCTCTAATTTACAGCAAGGTGTAGTCTTTGACCAGTTAAAATTTGCAGTAAGGCTATATGAGATTATCTTAGAAATAGAGGCTAAATATACTACTGCAAATGGGTACGCAAATAACATTGTATTTTCTAGAGATTTCTTTAGCACTACGAATCCTGTATTCTATAATTTATATATGTGGTTGCATCGTAAAAGTGGTTATGTTCAAGCACCTCAACAGGTTGTTCAATATTCAACTATAACCCCATCTTGGAATATATTACCTGGAGTTAATTACATTCAACGAAGTGGAAATACTCTTATAATACCTGCTGATATAATAACGAATCCAAATGGTATAATTGACAATATATTAACTGTAACTCCACAGGCAGGAAATACAACAGAGTATCAAGTACAAGTAAGGGAGTCAGGGAATGTTGTATATACATCT